GGGCTGCCGAATGCGCCATTGCGCATCATCAAGTCGAAAACTTCCTCGCACTCCTGGCCGTTGCACTCGTATTCCATGGGCTCAAACAAGGGCAAGGCTCCGCGAATGTACTCCTGCACGCGCTGGCCGACCTCGTAGGCCGTCATCTCCGGCGCGCGTTGGGGTAGGCTCAACTTGTTGAGGTAGAAGGCCTGCATGATCATGGCGCGGCTGTCCCGCATCTGCTCGGCGCCGCCTGGCAGGCCGCCGCGGTCTATCGGTAGGGGGCGCAGGGCCTCGCCCAGGCGCTCGTCGTAGTCGCGGTCGACCCACGTGATTCCGCCGGGGTAGATATTTACATCCGAGCGCACCACGTCGTGCGTGGCAATCATCGGCGGGTTGGTGCTTTTCTCGCCCGCCTCGAGCAGGGTGTAAGTGATGGCCTGGATCAGCCTTGCCTCTGGCAGCGCGCAGATGGTCGCTGGGCTGAATGCGTACTGGCTTCCGCTCACGGTCTGCCAGCGCGCGACGGCGTATTGCTTGGTCCAGACTGGCACGGCCTCCATTTCGAACGCGTTGTCGGCGTCGTAGAAGATGGATACCCACGGCTTGCCCTTGGGGTTGCCGTCCCAGATATCGCTCTGGACCACCATGTGCAGGCAGTTAACCTCCTCGAGGCTTTGGTTGGCGGCGATCATCCTGGTGATCTTCGGGCTCACATTGGCAAACGTCAGCGCCAGGTCGCGCGCCGTCGGCTTGAACTTGCGGGCGATGATGTAAATCTGCCCGTCGCCGTTTTCTTTCCAAACCATATCGCGCAGATGGTAGGTGGTGAACAGCAGCCCGTTGCGGGCCTTGTTGAGCCGGATCCGCTTGCAGTACTGGCCGAAGGTGGCGTAGTCGTTGTCGGCCTCCTTGGCGGCTCGGGTGAACATGGCCGGCGGATCGAACATGGCGCGGCGCATGACTGTGTCGGCGTATTGAAGCCAGCGGCGCGCATCGGTTGTATCTCGAGCAGGGTCTAGCACGCCGGAGTGAAACCATTCCTTCGCGGTGGGGCGCAGCATCTGCCCTATCTGGTCGGCCAGATCGCGCCGGCAGAACAGCGGGTAGCTGGTCATCAGGTTGCCCGCAAAGTCGTTGCCCAGCGACCGGGTCAACGTGAAGTCGGCGCGTTCGACGTAGAAATTCTCCGCGATGTCCTGCAGCAGCAGCATGAAGCTGCTGCGCTTTGTGAACAGCCCGTCGACCACTTCGCAGATGGCTTTTACGTCCACAACCTACCCCATCTTTTCGTTTGCAGTCGAATCAGTCAGGATTGTGCTGGCACGGCCCTGGCGCTGGATCTGCGACACGATGCTGTTGCGCTTGGCTTGGGCGGTTGCTGCGTCCGACTGCGATGGCATGGCCACCGGCGCCTCGACCGGCGGCGGTGCAGCGGCCTGCTGTTGGCCGCCCTTGGATCCGCCGAAGAGCCCCCCGACAACCTGACCCGCTACAGCGCTTAAGAGGGCTGGAAGCATGGATGATGGCATTACAACTCCTTCGTGTATGGGTGATCCCACAGGGTGTAGCCCAGGCGAGAGAATAACTCATCTGCGCCGGTCGCGCGATAGGTGTGCATTTCCAGGCGGGTGCAGCCCAGAGCTTTGGCGCCGCGCTCGGTTGCCCGGATCAGGCGTAGCGCCAGGCTGCCGCGGTGCGCCTGACGCACGTACAAGCCCTGGTTGGTGCACATCTTCAGCGTGTCGCAGTTGAATGCGTTGCCGATCACGTTCAGGCTGTAGCCGACTATCTCATCATTGTGAAACGCACCCAGGGTAAGCAGCAGGTTGTACTCCTCAAGTTTGGCCAGGGTGCCTCGATCGATGCTGGGCACCGGCATGCCGGTGACTTCCGCCACCTCGCGCCAGTGCTCGATCGCCATCGGCCAGGCCCGGTCGATCCACTCGGATGCCTTGATCTCGCGGATGTGGTTCATTGGCCGGTCATCGGGGTGCGGCGCCCGCTCATGACTGCGCGCGGCGCCCGGTTTAGTCTGGTACCCATTTCGGCGCTTTCCCGCCACTGCGCGCCGTCGGTAAGATACGTAGGCCCGGCAAACCACGCCATGACGATCGCGTCGCCGTCGTCGGTGGACCGGCCGAGCCTTTCGCACACCTTCTCCTTGCTCTCCAGAGCCAGGCCTGATGGCGTCATGCGAAACGTGGGGGCAGACAGGTCGGCCAGCACCAATGGGTCGAACGGCAGGAAGATCGGGCTGCCGCCAGGTTGCGATGGGTCCAGGGCCTCTCGAAAGCGCCAGTAGGCCTGGGTGCGGGTGTTGGTGAACTTGATCTGCCCGTCCTTGGTCCGCTGGTTACTGCCCTCTGCGCCCTTGTACCCCACGGCCTTGATGGTGTTGTCGTGCAGTGCCTCGTAAATGCCGCCGCCGTAGCCACCGCCCATGTCCACCACCACCACGGCCTGATCTCGGCGGTAGCTGACCACGATCCCGGCGGCATGCTTCCCGGCGCGCTCGGAGGGTATCTCCTTGGCCGGCACCCGGACGTTTTTTTGGTACCACCCGTCGTGCCTGATGGCGATAACCATGGGGTCGGTCCCACCGCCGCTGGCGTCGACGCCGATGCCGCACATGGGCACATGCGGTGCCGGCTTTTCGCTCCAGCGGTCCATGGCGCCACGGATCCAGTCGGTCGGGATTGCCTGCAGCGCCTGGTCCTTGAGGTTGGCATCGAACCTGCCCTCGGCGTAGGCGGCGCGCAGCTCGATCGGCAGCGCATCCAGGGTGGCGCGGTAGTCGTCGGTCTGCGTCAGATCTGGATTGTCGGCCAGCTTGGACCGGATGAAGGTGCGGCTCTTTGCAAAAACTTGTTTGCCGTCGATCTCGTGGGGGCCACGGCCGTCGACCTCGATCTCGCGGCCGCTGGGTCCGGCGGTGTACCACCGCATCTCGCCATCCTTGGCCGGGTTGGGGTGTTTGGGGTCCAGCCAGGCCGCCCAGCGCTCGACCACCCACATGCCCTCGGGCGTGGTGGGCGGGTTGGTGGTGGCCACGATCCTGGTGCGCTGGCCGGGGTCTTTGCTACGGGTCCAGGTGGTGATGAACTCGTATTGGGTGCGGCTGAAGTCGACAAGCTCGTCGAAGAACTTCATGTCGTGGGCAATGCCCTTGCGCTTTTGCTTGTCACTCTCTAGTTGGCATCCGCCGATATCGATGATGCGGCCGTCCAGGCGCCAGCCCTTCTGGCTGTTCTTGCCGACGACGTCGCCGATGATCTCCTCGAAGCGGTCGAATAGCTTTTCCGCCTCTTTGTTTGTGCGACGCAGCACCAGCGATCGGTTGTGGGCTGTCAGCGCCAGGCCGATGCCCAGGTCGCTCTTGCCGCCGCCCGCTTCGCCGCCGAACAAGAGCTCGTCGGCGGCGCTGAAGTAGGCCGCGGTCTGCGGGCCTGGGTTGGGCACCCAACGCAGGCCCTTGGTGGCCTCCGCCGCCTGGTCCACCACCTCCTGCCGCTTGTCCGGCGGCAGGGCATCGAGCGCCTGGAGGTACTGGTCCAGTTCGCTCATGTGTGTTACTCGGTGGCGGGTTTTTTTATGTGTGGGCTGGCCGCCCACAGGTCCACGTGCGTGGCGATCGACTCGTGCGGGTGCCAGGTCTGCATCTGGTATTTCTGATCGTCAATCGCGCCGTTGAGAAAGTGGATCTGGCGCTGGTGCTGCTCGGCCTGCTGGGTGTGCATGGCCAGGCGGGTAGCCAGTTCCCGGCTGCGCTCAGTCTGCTTGATCCAGTAGTCCGTGCTCTCGCAGATGCCGTAAAGCGGCATGGGGCGCAGAATGTCGCTTTCCGGCGGCACGATAATGTCGATGCCCAGGTTGTTGGCGATCTGGCAGAAATACTGGCATCCGGCGCGCTGGTAGCCGTATTCCTCAGTTGCGCTCATGTCTACGCCGTACAGCCCGATGGCGCTTTTCTCTAGGGGCTGACCGTTGGCCGGGAACTGGTCGCGCTCGGCAAGGATTCCTTCGATCGCCAGCGCCATCATCCAGGAGATGCTTGAGGTCATAAAGTATGACCCGAAGCGTTCGATCAGGCGCTGGGTGGGCCATGCTTGGCTGGTCGGTAATTCCTTGACCACCGACGCCATCCAGACTGGGCAGGGCAGCAAACTCATCCACGCTACGTACTCTGGACTGAACCACGGCTTCTGGTTGGCCGGCCGGCCGATCACCGGCGGCTCCCAGCGGTGCAG